CCCATCAATCCACTCAGCGGAGTTAAAGTTAGAACATACGAGAGTAATCATTTTCCTCTTCCGTTAGTCCCATCTAAATTAGGACGCACAAGATAAGTACATTTGCCTAGCCACCCTACTTGGTAACCTAAACCATGCATTTCCTTTATTTGAAAAAAATCAGCATAGTCTTTATATTTCTCCGGAACCTTAGTCCTAAACGGGGCTTCTGTAAAGCACTCTACTTTTGCAATAGGTACTGCCACATTGCCTGGCTGAACAACCCTAACAGAACCGTCACACAAAACCATCCCGTTATTAAATTTGAGACCCGGAATCCATATGCTAATATTCGGGTTGTTAGCAATCTTTTCTCTAATGAAGTCTCCTGCACCTTCTGCCAACTCATCATCATCGTCCAAAATCATTAACCAGTCAGTATCGCATAAAGCAACTCCTGCGTTTGCCGCTACAGCACCGTAACAACCCCAATTCCTTTTTAATTCAATGGCAGAGTACGCTCCACCAACTATCATCTCATCAGTTTCTTCATCATATAAAGGAAACCCGTCAGAAACAACAATAGGTCTGATACCTTCTCTTTCTGCACTATCAACAGCGTTTTGTAACGTAGGTCGTCCGATGGTTTTAATAAGTGCGCTTATGTTAGTCATTTCCAGGTAGTGTTTGATACTTTGAGGCAGTTAAAGCTCTGTCTTTAATCCCCATAACTTCTTTGTATAGTTCAAGACGCCCTCCTACAACCTTATTAATATCGTAATACTCGTCCGTTATTTTTTTCAAGTTAGCCCCTAACTCTTCTCTTAGTTTTCTATTTTTACAAAGTGTAGATAAGGCTTTTATCCAATCTCTTCTTGGGTTTGTTGGGTCTATCAAATACCCCGTCTCCCCATTTTTTATAATCTCATCATAGCATCCAACATTAGAAGCTACCAAAGGTAAACCGTATCTTCCAGCTTCCATAGCTTTAATCTCGGATTTAGAATCGTTAAAATTATTCATCTGTAGCGGAGCTATAACAATATCTAAACCCCTAAACATGAAACCGTATTCGTTAGACGCCATTGCTGGATGGAACAGTACATTTCTTTTACCAGAAACTCCAAAAGAGAGGGACTTTTCATAATTGTCCCATACTTCCTGTTGCCATTCATCGTTATCAGGGCTTTCCTCTCCCTTCGCAATTCTTTCTTTATTACCTGGTCCTTTAGGAGGTCTGCCGAAGAAATTCCAACTTACATTGGGGACTCCTACTTTCGCGTTTACTCCCATAGCTACGGAGCGGAACTCTTTAACATCCTCTTCGTGATGAATGCCTCCAGCCCATCCGATTCTGGTATGTTTTTTATTCGGAACAGGAACTTTTGGAGCGTTCCAACACGGCATGTTGTAATCTATCGCGTTCTTCATAATGACCAATGCTTTGGTAACAAAAGGCTGTATTCGTTCTGCAAACTTTCTCTGAGTTACAGAAACCATGTCACTGTTAGCATAAATAGCTTTCGTCATTTCAGAAAGACCCAACTCATTATACGTGTCTTTAAGTCTGTGACCATCGTACAGGTCTGTTAGCAAATCGTCTGTATCATAATGCGTAAACTTCCCTAGCTCCATTGCGGATTTAAGAAGCTCAACAGTATAAGGACCTCCAAAGTTATGAATATTATGAAAGAACACAACATCCGCCCACTTTAAATCTTCACTCTCATGAGGTTTTAAAAGTAGACCTCCTCTTTCTTTTGAACCTTCTCCATCAAGAGGGTCGTAGTTAAACCTAACTTCTACATCATCAGGATATAACTCTGCCAACTTTTCCATCGGCATAATAATGCGATAATAGGCGCACCCCCCTTTATTAGCGGGGCACGCCAGAATCTTAAGTTTTTTCTTCTTTTCCACTCAGTTACGTGTCTAGATTTTTTAAGTGAGATAAGTAATCGTCATCTCCTTGAGATTTGCTAGATTGTGAGCTGTTGCCCATGCCTTCAGCACCCATTTCGATGCCCATGGCTAGCTGCTTCAACTCGTCGTATTCAGCAATTTTAACTAGGTTTTGGATATCGTGCAGCGAGTCCATCCACTTTGCAACCTCTGCGTCAGAGCCTGCTTCAGAAGGACGTGGTTTCGGTGCCGACTTGTCGTAGTTCGGGAATGCTCCGTTAGTATCTTTAACCACTTTAAAATCAAAACCTTCTTTAAGGTCTGTGATATCTCCGTAGTCGTCATCAAAGAAGCAATCCAAAATCTTACCAAACAGTTTCATTCCAATAGATAGAATTTTAACTTCTCCAGTTTCCCGCTCTACAGCATTCAAATAGTAACGCTTACGCGCTTTAATGCTTCGTGCAAGGTTGTGGTTGCTTTCGCTGTCTGTTTTCCAAAGACCGTAGTACAAATCGCATAGAGGGCATTTGTCGCCTTTCACACGTGGACAATGATAGTTTTTAAATTGTCCATCCGACTCTAGTCGGTGAATCGCAGTTTCGGCGTAAAAATTTTCATCTTCGCTCTTTGCAGGAAGAAGTCTTACCAAAGAAGTTCCCTCCTTTGTGATTAAAAATTTACTGAGAAAATCGTTTTTACCGCCACCTGAATTCTGTTGCGTAACTTCCTCGTATTTCTTTCGTAGTTCGTCTAAGTTTACCATAGTTTTTATTTGTTTTTTTATTTGTTAAATGTGGGGGTTTAGCAGGACTTACAGCCCGAATGTGTATTACACACTCACCTCTATTCGAATTTGCTTGCCCTTTCTCCTCTCCGGACATTTGCCCCCACAATACATTATAGTTCGTGCAACCTCACTTCTGCACGTTTATTTGCAGACATTTGTACCAACATATCTTTTTGATGGTCCAAGGAGGTTACGATGTTCTTAGCAAGGTTATACCTGTGCTGAGACTCTAAAACTTCTTCACGTAAGTCCACTAATTCCTGGACTGTGAGAATATAATTAGTAAGCGCAGCTTGAGTTGCTTTAACGCCTTTCTCTGCCAACTCTGCCCGCCTAAGCTCCATATGTTTTGCTTCCTTCATTTCTAGTTTTGAGTTTAGACCGTCGCTGGCACGTTTTGCGAACGACAGGACAGACCCAAAGAAAGCGAATACAGACGGATGTCGCTTGATTGCGATATCCATAGTCCCTTCGTCTACGGACAAATACGTTTTGGTAATGTTCAGGTATTCTGACGGAAGGTTCTCGTAAGTTTTTTGTATATCACTCATTGGTACTAAAAATATATTGGAAAAGTTCAGGGTTAAGTCCTGCTAATTGCATAAGCATATTAGAAGATACAGTTGTTAAGTATTCGTTGCCCATAGTCGGCATCTCATCGTCATCGTTTAATCCAAAGATTTCAAAACCTATATGACAAATTTCATGTAACAAAGTACTTTTATAATCTTCAATGCATTGATTTGGGTCTATTGTTAATTGTGATTTGGGAAACTCCACGCACCCATACAAATTATCCTTAGCCAAGGATTTTTGCACAATCTTAAATGTTTTTATCCCTGTAAATATAGTCAGGGGGTGTTCAGGTAATTTTTTCATACGTCCTCCGTTAAGACTAATGTAGAATAGTTAATTTTTGCGGGGATAAGGAATCTAGCTTTGCCGTTTCTCGATTTAATAATAAACAAACGCGCTAAACCTTCATCAAACTCTTCCTCCGTCTGATTTACAGAGAAAACCAAATCACATACTCTGGTCTTTCCGTACGAATCTGCCAACTCGGCATCTGTGATAATCTTAACCCTTTTACCTTCTCTGTTGGTTTGAGTTGCGGTCCATACCAAACAGTCCAATTCAATTGCGAGCCCACGTAATTCTTGAGCTTGCCTTTCTTGGTTTTGGTATTCGGGGCTATTAGTATCACTTGCCATAAGCTCCAAATAATCAATAATTACTAAATCAGGATTAAAGTTTTCGTGGCTTTGTAGCTGATTGATAAAAGCTCTCAACTGAGTAACATTTGCTCTTTTAGTTGGAAACTCTTTAATACGAAGTCTTCCTAATGTTGTTGCCTTTGAAATCCTACCAATACGGGATTCAATATCTGCAACCCTATTAGGGAGCTCCTTCTGTTTAATGCGGGTAAAGATGCTGTCTAGGCGTTGAGCCACTCTGTCCTCGGACATTTCCAAAGAAATGTACAATACATCATGCCCGTCAACAACCGACTGGACCGCCTGATTAGCAAGAAACAGGGATTTGCCTACACCGGGAGGTGCTACCACCATAGCCAGCTCTTTACCACACAAACCTCCGTCAAGAGAGGTGTTGATAGCTTGGAAGGGTGTTCTGTATTTAGGAACCAGTTCTTGGTCCTTACTTTTCGCCCACCTGTTACCAATGTCTAAAAAATAATCAACACCTAAGTCTACATTACGTGACACAGACAAAGCACTACGGATAGAATCTTCAACCTTAGTAAATTGTTTTTTGTTTATATAATCTACAGACTCTAAAATAGCTTCCTTTAACGATTGTTCTTTAGCAAACTCTTCCGCAGTATCTAAGTAATACTGAGAGTTGTCGATAGACCTCTCGTCTAAACTATTGATTGCCTGAAGCTCTTCCTTGTAATCGGACATGAGCTCATTTTGTGTTTTGCTTTTGCGAACCCCTTCTAAAATCGCTTCATCTGTAGGAAGCGCTCCATAGTCCTGATAGTGGCTAGTCAACACAGACCAAATACGCTGGTGCTGTGGAAATTCAAAGTATGAACTTTTTACAATGGGGTCGCACTGTACTAAAAATTCTTTGTCGCTTTTTGCGAGATAGATTATCCCTCGCTGGATATTGTCTGAAAATGAGTAGGTCATTAATTTCTCCCTGTTGAACCAAAACCTTTACTATTTCTTATAGTCTGGTTCACAGGCATTTCGAACTCTTTTTCGGAAATTTCTTCAATATCTACCTCAGGAAGTTTACTAATCACCATTTGGGCGACTCTTTCCCCTTTTTCTACTTTTCGGGAACAATACGGGTTAGTGTTTAGGAGGGCAATTTTAATCTCTCCTCGGTAATCGCTATCGATAGTACCAGGAGCGTTCGGCATAAGTATATTTGTTCGATACATAGAACTTCTAAGCCTAAGCTGACCTTCGTACCCTTTAGGTATAACTACATACAATCCAGTAGATGCTAATTTTGCTTCTCTTGCGGCTAAATGGATTTCTTCGTTAATGGCAATATCGAACCCAGCAGCTTCCTCACTTTTAAACTCTGGGGTTGGGTTATCGCTTTTGTTTAATATTTTAATAGTTGTCATTATCCAATTCCGTGGTTATCGCCTCTTGTACCGGCTCTTTTGATTTCTTCTGGGGTCATTTGTTTAGCCGCTTCCTGGGCTACTAGGTTAGCGGTCTTAATTCTACCTGCTGCCTCTTCTTTGTCAACTTTCTTTAGCATTCCTAATTCTTCCATACGCTTATAATTCATGGTAACTTTAGAATAAGGAGATTTTCCTTTATTTGCTTTCATCGCTTCTTTCGAACCCTCAATAGCTCCGTGCATAAACTCTTTCTCTTTAGCTTTTAAACTGGTAGTATCGTGATAATTTATCTGTCCTTTGGTACCCACATAGACTCCTGTCTTGTTATCGCTTTTGGATAAATCATAAGTTCGTGGGCATTTAACAGTACCACATGTGGGGCAGGACTTATCTTCTTTGCTTTCCTCGAAAGTACAAAGGTCGTCAAAGTTCCAGTCGCAAGTCTCACAGTAGTAGGTGTAGTTTGGCATTATAATTTCTCCGCAGTAAACATCACTAGTTTTGGTCCTTCCCCGCCCCAGAAGTGTGCCATTCCATTGAGGGTCAATTTATCTTCTTCCATAGCGCCTTCCCAATAAGAAAAACGCCAATCGTAGTCTGCTCTAAAATCTATACTAAAGTCCACTATACCTTCACCAGTTATGTCTCCATGAGACGCAAAGATTTTAATAGGTGTCCATTCTTCGTCCCATACATTAACAATTCTTAGTTCTGAATACATCCCTACCACATCCCAAATATCATTTGAGAATTGCACTAGCAATACAGGAAATATAGTAAAGTCCTCTTCAGGAATTAATTTCCACAACCCAACCAAGTCCTCAGAGTCCCATGTAGGAG